TGTAATCCTGAATGTGATTGACCGATTGCTGGCTGTAAACCGCAAAAGCATTCTGGTTTTTACCAAATTTATTGACGAAGCAAAATTTGTTGCAGACCGTTGCCCTGATGCTGAAATTGTCACCGGTTCCACCAAGAAAAGAGACCGGGAACGGATACTGAATGATTTTAAGTCCGGGAAAATTAAAGTTATCCTGAATGTGGGAGTTCTGACAACCGGGTTTGACTTTCCGGAATTGGAAACGGTCGTTTTGGCCAGACCAACAAAATCATTGGGTTTATATTATCAAATGGTTGGCCGGGGAATCAGACCTCACCCAAATAAGCCGGAAACGTGGGTTGTTGACCTTTGCCAGAATTACAGGCGGTTTGGCAGGGTTGAAGATTTAAAAATATCAGCAATCAAAAACAAATTATGGCATGTGGAAAGCAAAGGGAAAATCCTAACCAACCGGATTCTTCAATGAAATTGGTTGAAAAACGGATATGCGTTCATTGCGGCCACATCACTTCTGACCGGCTGGAGCTTTTATCCCTTTCCTGTTGTCCGGATAGTTGGTATATGCCACTCAAAGAATACAACCATCAAAAAAAATCTTGTAAAATGTTCAAAAATCTATAATAATGTTTTATTTTCTTTTATATTTGCACTGTGAAATAAAAACAACAACAGAGGATGTCAACATCGGATCGCATATTTCGCAGAAAAGTTCAGCAACAATACCCTGAAATTGCCAGCAGGGTGGTTGAACAGCCTGTTTTGACCGATGTAAATGAAATTACTGATTTGTACCATATTTTCACTTCTTTGGTGAAGTTGCCAGATAATTCAAAGAGTTCTGAGATCGCTGATTTCAGGACTCTTTTTATTGCTGTAACGCTACGGCTTTATGATCCGGATTACGTGAACGGGTATAAAAAGAAAGTCAGAAACGGTTTGAGGTCAATGATTGCGTACCTGTTTGAGATTGACTTCAATTATGTTTCATGCCTATTTGCTTTGGCAGTGGCACGGGTACAGATTTACAAAAGCATGGCAGATAACGTTGAGAAAATATATTCAGTCATTCTTCAAAGTATTGAGAATGAGTAGTTCATTTGGTTTTTGGTTATTGAGAAGTCAAGGGAGAGAGGGAGCCAGGTAAATGAAAGGTTTGATTGGTTTTTTATGAATGAAGCGTCTATGTTTTGTGAATAGTGATTTGCTTCCCTACTCTCCCACATAGCGGGGTGGAGCAGTCTGGTAGCTCGGTTGGCTCATACCCAACAGGCCGCAGGTTCGAATCCTGCTCCCGCTACTGGTTGTGGGTTTAGGAGAGAATAGGTTGAAAAAGGGGCAGGCAGTTTTGCTTGCCCCGATTTTTCCTAAAGTTCTTTGAAAAAAAATCTTTGTAAATCTTTAAAAATCTTTTATTTTCTTTAATAATATTTGTAGATTTACTAAAAATATACGGCATGAAAATATACACTGGCTATTTTGCTAAAACGAAAGTTTACGAACAAAAAGGATTGCGTCCGATTGCCATAGCGCTTTACCCGCCGAATTGGTTTTCAGGACACCAGTTTTTACCGCTTGCACCCAAAGGCTACATGATGAGCCGTACCATGCCCATTCCCGTTTTTGACCGGGAGTATAAAAAACATGTTCTGGGCGTATGCGACCAAAAAACCATTGTTCAGCAACTGGAAAGAATCAGCAAGGGTCAGGATATTGTGCTTCTGTGTTTTGAACGGTTGCAGGAAGAATGTCACCGGGCGCTGGTGGCTGAATGGCTGAACAAGGCAGGGTTTGACGTACAGGAGTATGATTTGGGTGAAAACAAAAAGCCGGTTGCCACACAGTTAGGTTTATTTTAACAACTACCGTCCTTAGCTCCAATTGGCAGAGTACCGGACACTTAATCCGGGGGTTACGTGGTTCGAATCCCGTAGGGCGGACAAATTTTTTTGAAGATGGCGATACAAACTCCGGGAGCGTTCTTTTTAGGGACGCTCGTTCCTTCTGAACAGAAATTTTTAAAAAGGATTCTGGAAAATGCGAAAAAGTCAGGGTACGATAAATTTATTGAACCCTGTTCGGGTGCTCTGGCCATGTCGCATCTTGCAGTACAGTCAGGTTTTAAACCTTCTCAGATTCAGGCCAGCGATGTCACGCTTTTCAGTACTATTTTTGGCTATGCCATTATGGAAAAGTCACTGGAACCGCTCGAAATCGAAGCCAAAGGATTTACCGGGGAAGAATTATGTGATCCTGCCATTGTGCTTTATGCCATTATGCTTTTAAAGACCACCGTGAATTCAGGGGGTGATTTTTTTTACTCGATGCTCAGGGATTTGGAGTACCGGAAAGAGCATCACATTAAAACCATCCGGGACCAACTGGACAGGGCTAAAAAACTACTGCATGGAATGAATTACCGCCCGCTGGATATGTACGACCATCTGGACGAGGTGATGGACGATGAAAAAGCCCTGATATTTGCCAATCCCCCGACCTACAAAGCAGGTTTTGAAAAATGGTACGACACCAAAGGCAATTTGTCATGGAAGGAACCACACTACAATATTTTTGACCCTGAAACCGGCCTGATTGAACTGATGCGTGAACGGATGGCTGGCAAAAAGGCATTGATACTTTGCTATGAGGAAAACGAAGTGGGGAAGATGGCCGGGTATCCGGTTTTTGCCCGTTACGGGGTAAGGAAAGGGGTTAATGTTTACCTGACTACCAACAATCCGGACGAGGCAATTCGTCTGGCCGGTGGAAAAATCGTTGTTCGGCCAGATGAAAGAGACCTTGGACCACTGGACTGTTCCATCCTTCCATCCAACTACGTTATCACCGAAAAAAGCAAGATTACATTCACCAAGATAGAACCGCAGAATGCCTTTTACTACCGGGCAATATGGACGCACAATTTCTCAGGCGGTCAGGCTCAGATAAACATCGGACTGTTCATCGACGGTATGATTGCAGGGGTGCTGGGTTACCAGATTGCCTTTGGTAAAGAGCTAAAGGAGATTGTAGTCATGTACGGAATTACCATCAAACATGATTATCTGCGGTTAAACCGGTTGCTTACCCTTATTGCCATTAACCGGCGAACACTAAAGGCATTTATTCCCGAATTCAGGCTAAACAAATTTGAAGGAATCCAAACTACCCAGCTTACCAAGTACCCGGAATCAAAAGAGATGCGGGGTATCATGAAACTTAAGAAAAAAGAAAAGGGAAAGCTGGGGTACAAGCTTACCTATCATTGCAAAATCAGGGAGCAAACGACCGAGGAAGTGGTTGCAGAATTTATCAAAAAAGAGGAGAGATGGAGAAAAGAAAGAGCGAAGTCGAAATCCCACAGGGAATAGAGGTATTAGCGGATATTGGTTCAGGACTGCTTATTGTCAGAGCTGATGTAAATGTACTGAGGGAACAGGATAAGAACGCCCATCTGATGAAGCCTGAAATGTTCAGGCAATTGCATGAGAACATCAAAAAACGGGGGACGCTGGAAAGTTTGCCGTTTCTGGCCTTAACCCAGAAAGGAGTAGAGATTGTTTCCGGTCACCACCGGGTAAGGGCATCCAAAGAGGCGGGGCTGAAATCCATCCCTGCCATACTGGATATAACCAACCTGAACCGGAGCCAGATTGCAGCAAAGCAGATAGCACACAATGCTATAAACGGGTTTGATGATAAGTCCGTACTGAAAGAGATTGCCGCCCTGATTGATGACGTGGACGATATGATTGAAAGTTATATCGGAAAAGATATTCTGGGTGAACCGGAAGGAACGCTGGATAAACTGATTTCTCCCATGCTGGACTATGACTGGCAGGATATGCAGTTTATCTTTTTGCCGCACCAGGTTAAAGATTTGGAACTGCTGGTTTCCAATGTGGAAGGGAACAAAGATTTCATTGGCGCAGCGCATATTGACCAGTTTGAAGGGCTGCTGTCCACCCTGTCCAAATACCAGAAGTTTTCGGACATAAAAAATGTCGGAGCAGCTATCCATAAGATGATTGAGATTACAAACGAGGTGATGGATAACGCCGGGTTTGACGAAAACGAGGAATGGGTTCCCCTGTCTAAAATCTTTGGAAATGCTGCAATTCCTGTGGAAGTGGCCGAAAGGGTGAAAACGGTTATTGATGCGCTGGAAAAGGATGAAAAGATTTCAAAACACCGCAAATGGGAGGGGCTTTCTTATGTGATTGACCTGTACGAAAACCAAAATCAGTAACCATGGCAAGACCTACGAAATACAATCCGGATATTCATTTGAATTGGGCCAGAGGTCTTGCAATGCAGGGGTTTACAGGAAAAGAAATTGCCTCACAGATGGGGATTGCCCGGTCAACTTTTAACAAGTGGAAGGCTGAAATCAGGGAGTTTTCAGACGCAGTTGAGATGGGAAGGGAACCGGCTGACTTCAATGTGGAGTTTTCACTTTACAAACTGGCCAATGGATTTACTCAGACGGAAAAGAAAGTGATTGTTACGGTCAATGAAAAAGGCGAACAGAAACCGGCACGGATTGAAAAAACCGAAAAGTATTTCCCGCCCAACCCTGCTGCTGCCATGAACTGGTTGAAGAACCGGAAACCCAAAGATTGGAGAGAGAAACAGCATGTGGAGATTGAAACCCATCCGTTCCTAAACTTTGTTGACGAAGATGAAAGTGAGGATTGATATGAATCCAAAGTTCTGGAAAAAGTACTTTGCATGGAAAAACGACTATTGCAAAGCTGCAAGGGAAATGGTTCGTGTCAGGCTCGATCCGGAGCAGGAAGCTATTCTCTATTCCATCCAAAAGAACCGCAGAACATCAGTAAGGTCAGGCACGGCACGGGGAAAGGACTTTGTTGGCGCTGTGGGGTCAATCCTTTTTTTGTACCTCGAAGCATGGAACAAAGTAGGTGATTATGCTGAATATTCGTCAGTCAAGGTAATTAACACCGCCCCCACCGGCAGGCAGATACGCAACATCATGATCCCGGAAATTTCAAAGTTTTATTCCAAAGGAAAACTGGATTACATGCTCGGACGTTTGATGTCAGACGGTATCCGCTGGGAACAACCCATGTATAAAGACTGGTATTTACATGGCTTCAAGGCAGATGATGAAGCCATAGAATCCTGGTCGGGAATCCATGCTGAAAACGTGATGGTAGTAATAACTGAGGCATCAGGACTGAGCCAGACCACATTTGACAGTATTGAAGGGATTCTGCAGGGAAACTCCCGGCTTGTTTTAATCTTCAATCCCAACCGAACAGTCGGAGAAGCCTACAAAAGTCAAACATCAGGCCAGTACCACAAGTTTGTGTTGAACTGTATGAACGCCCCGAATGTGGTGAATTATGGAAAGATGCTAAAGGGTGAAATTACCGAAGCTGAATTTAAGCGGTTGCGAATCCCGGGGCAGGTGGATTATGAATGGGTGGATGAAAAAATCAATAAACCCGGCTGGGCATTTAAGACTGCAGAAAGTGAGGTCAATCCCGCTGAGTTTGATTTTCAGTGGAACGGTCAGTGGTACCGACCGAGTGACCTTTTCCGGGTAAAAGTACTTGGTGAGTTTCCGAAAGAATCCGATGAACAGTTGATACCCATTAGCTGGGTTGAAGCAGCACAGGAAAGATACCTTGTGCAGATGGAGCAGGGCTGGAGAATTCCTGATTCATTGCGTCTTGGTGTAGATGTGGCGGGAATGGGACGGGACATGACGGTCTTTTGCTCACGCAAAGGCTGGGTGGTATTTCCTTTTAAAGTTTACGGAAAATCGAGCCACATGGAAACTGCCGGGAAAATCAAGGCAACTCTCAACGAAGATAGCGAAGGCATTGCCGTTATTGACACCATTGGAGAAGGCGCCGGGGTGTATTCGAGGCTGGAAGAACAAGGCATGAAACGGGCTGTTTCCTGTAAGTTCTCTGAGGGAGCCAAAGGGCTGAAAGATTACACCGAAGGGTATGAGTTCGAGAACATGCGGGCTTACCTCTATTGGTGTATTCGTGACTGGCTGAATCCTGCCTTTGATTCCAAAGCCTGTTTGCCCCCGGACGATGAACTGACCGAAGAACTGACTTCCATCGAATACAAGTTTCAGTCAAACGGCAAAATCATTATTGAACCCAAAGAAGATATTATTGAACGGATTGGAAGGTCGCCGGACAAATCGGATGCACTGGCCAATACCTTCTATCCACGCATCGGGCAAAGCAAAGAAGTTGATTTAACCGGAATGTTCCATTAAAAGTTTTGAAGATGAAATTAACGGATTTGTTGAAGGAAAACCCAAAGGAAGCGATTGAACTGATCGAGAAAAAGAAACCCTCTTTTAAAGTAAAATATCAGGATGCAAAAACACAGTTTGATGTGGATTTGCATGATGTGTTTGATTCAACCAAACGCCCGGACAAAATTATCAAACAGTATCGGGGTGAAGGGCGCAACGGTCCCATTTATGAAACCACGACACAGCCGGTAAACCGAATAGGAATACCCTACCAAAAGCTTATTGTGGAAAGGCTTATTGGTTTGATGCTGGGGAACAAAATCAAGATCACTCCTGAGTTTTTCGGGGAAAGAAAAGAAGAAAGTGAACTGTTTAACCGGGTGAAAAAGGTTTGGAAGGATACGAAACTTGACTTTAAAAACAGGGAATTACTCCGGCGGATGCTTTCTGAAATGGAAGTGGCCGAATACTGGCATGTTGCGGAGAATGAAAATACTGTGTTGGACGACCAGTATAAACTGAAACTGAAAATCTTCTCTCCGTCCGAAGGGGACAAACTATTGCCTTACTTTAATGAACTGGGGGAACTGGAAATTTTTTGCCGGGAATATGTGTTTGAGGACGACCAGGGGGAGCAAATCCGTAAAATGGATGCGTTCACCAAAGAGCTCAGATATTATCTTGTGGAAAAAGAAAATGGCTGGACGCATGAAAAAGCACCCAAAGCCAATGTGTTGAAGAAAATCCCAATTGTTTATTACAACCAGGTTGCCCCGGAATGGCATGACGTTCAAAGTACCTGTTCACGACAGGAAACCCTTGTTTCAAACTTTGGGGATACGAATGACTATTTTGGTTCGCCGATGGTGAAAGTTAAGGGAGAGGTCAAAGGATTTGCCGACAAAGGCGAACAGGGGAAAATCATTACCGTGGAAGGGGAAGGTGATGTGGAATACCTCACTTGGGATTCAGGCCCTGAATCGACAAAAACGGAATTCGAAATAAACGACGACCTGATTTTCAACGGAACGCAGATACCGAACATTTCATTCTCCAAAATCAAGTCATTTACCCACAACAGCAATGCTTTGCTGCAACTGCTTTTTTCCGATCCCCACATGAAAGCAGAAACAAAGTGGGAAATCTTCGGAATCGGGGTGCAAAGGCGGTTGAATATTATCAGCAGGATTGTTGCCATGCTTTACGGCCTCGAAAGTGAATTCAAACAGATGGTTATTGTTCCGCAGATGGAACCATACATGCCTAAAAATACGAAAGAGATTGTGGATGGTTTGGTTTCAGCTACCAACAACGGTAAAGTAATGTCCCGGAAACGGGGCGTTGAGTTAAACCCGATGGTTGAAAATGCTGAAAAGGAAATTGAGCGAATTGAGGAAGAAGAAAAACAGGAACTTGGAGGAGAAAGCTTTATTTAGTGCAGGTTGAAGAAAAATATCGCAGGAAAGTATTGAGGTTGCGAAGAAGGCAGGAGATAGCCATGAAGTCTGCTTTTATCCGGGTATCCAGACAGTTTGCTGAAAAGTTTGCCAACGTACCAATTATCCGGACGCAGGAAAGTTTTCAGTTCAAAACCAACCCTAAACTGAACCGGGAACTGACTGAAATGATGGGAGGATTTGAGGCGCAGTTGTACGAAAACATTTCCGGTGGAATGAAAAGCGCCTGGGGAGTTGGGAACGAAATGAACGATGAATACGTAACCTATTACTTCTCAGGCGTTGAAGGATTTAAAGCCAGGCAGAAAGCAATGATGGCCAGGAACACGGAAGCCTTGAATGCTTTTATTTCCCGGAAAAGGAATTCGCGGACATTGGCCGATCGGGTTTGGAAAACAGCCAACCGGTTCCGGGATGAACTCGAAGCCAACTTGCTTATCGGTGTGTCCGAAGGGAAAAGTGCCGCTGACATTGCAGAACAGGTGAAATGGTATCTTGAAAGGCCGGATGATTTGTTTCGGAAAGTCCGGGACCCGAAAGGGGATTTAAGGCTAAGCAATGCAGCCAAAAAACTCCATCCCGGAACAGGGGTGTATCGTTCCTCATTTAAAAATGCTTTTCGTATGAGCCGGACTGAAATCAATGCGGCCTACCGCAGAGCAGACAATCTCAGGTGGCAAAGTCAGGACTTTATTCTGGGGTACCGGGTGAACCTTTCAGCGCAGCATCCACGCTTTGATATTTGCGATGAATTGCAGGGGAAATATCCGAAAAGTTTTGTGTTTACCGGGTGGCATCCACAGTGCTTCTGTAATGTCACGCCTATACGGATGCGAAAGGAAGATTTTATAAGGCGTTTGCGTGGTGAAAGGGTGAATGTGTCTGCGATGGAAGAAATGCCGGGTAACTTCAAAAGGTGGATAGCTGACAATGCCGACCGGGTCAGGAAAATGAAAAACAAACCTTACTTCATTCTGGATAATAAGTCTGTAATCCGTTCAAAAGTGGGTGTAAACGTTTCTTAACTCAATTTCCCTATGCTATTCAAAAGCAATCCATACCATAATACTATCCAGTTCATTCTAAGGAGTTTAATTCATGAGAAATTGTCTAAGCTGCAAGTATCACAGAGATTGCAGGTACGAAAAATACTTTTACAAACAACGGATATTGACATGTCCGGATTTTAAACATCAAAAAAACAAAGGAAATGGTAAACAAAGTTATTCTAATCGGTCACGTAGGGCAGGAACCCGATTTTAAACAGTTGGACGGCGGGGCAAAGGTGGCGTCCTTTTCTCTGGCAACGAATGAAACCTACAGAAGCAGAGAAGGGAAGAAGGTTGAACATACGGACTGGCATAACATTGTTGTCTGGAACCGTCTGGCTGAAATTGTAGAGCAGTACGTCAACAAAGGCGATAAACTGTTCATCGAGGGAAAAATCCGTACACGGTCGTATGAAAACCAGCAGGGCGAAAAACGGTATATCACCGAGATATTTGCCGGTTCCCTGAAAATGCTGGGTGGAAAGCCGGGGGAAAGTTCCGGAACAAGTCGAATGGATTCCTACGCTGAGCAGCCGGAAGCCAATCTTGATTTCCAACCACAGGAAGGTGATTTGCCGTTTTGAAAACGGATCACAAGAAATACACAAATGCTTGAATAATAAAAGATAATTTTGTATATTGTTTGCAAAAAATTGTCAATCATGAGTTTAAAGGTTATTGACGACAAAGTCATACTTGAAAATGGAACATATTTGGAAAGAAAAGTTTTGGATTCAACTAAAATTAGAATCGATCGATTTTTATATTATCTGAGTATGTTTTTCCTTATCACCGGAGCGATTGCTTTTTTTAGTGGTTACGATTCCTTAAAAACGTTAGGCGGAGTTTTAATCTTTCTTTGTGTATTTTGTTTAATTATAGATTTTATAAGGAATTTTTTAATAAAACCAGTAGTTGTATATGTTAACTCAAACGGGAAAAAGATTACAATACTCCGACTGAACAAAAAGATTGCAGAAAGATTTGCTTCGAAACTTTTTGAAATTGCTGATCAAGACAAGGGTAATTGGGAATTTGATGTTAAGAATCAAATCATTACTCAAATTTAATAAAAACTGGCACTCAATTAATTTTTGTCGCCGATTCTATTAGTCTTTACATTTTCGGCAAGGCCTTTTTATTCTGACATACTATTTTTTACAACCACACTCAGACCGGAAAAACCTCAAAATTTTCTGGTCATTTTTTATGCATTTTTCTGTTATTTTCTATGATTATGTTTGTTTTTCTTTCACAATAAAGTTAGTTTTATAATGTAATTCAATAATCAATAAATCAATTAGTTATGAGAGAAAAAGTTGAAAAAATTATCCAAAACACAGCATCAATCACAAACGAAACTGCCAAGTATGTAGCAGCATGGTACCGGGAAGAAATTGAAGCTAAGGACGTAGCCAATGCTATGCGGCTTGTTTCCATAATTTACTCGATAGAAAACATGGATATTGAAGGGTTGTGTGAATGGATTGAAGGTGGAGAATATCAGCCGGGCTGGGGAAAATTAAGTGCAGGGAAACGGGTTGCATGGCAAAGTTCAGGAAGTGTCTGGACTGCATGGTTTGATGAAGATATTTTGGTTCATATCCTTGGTGAGGATGAAGATTTGGACGAAGCCAGGCAAAAGTACCGGAAACTGACAAACACCCTGCGCTATACCAATCCGGTGAATTTGCGCTAATAAAAGTCTTTGAATTAATCACAGGGGCGGTTCTGCTGCCCGTTTTTTCAATAATCAATAAACAAGTAGATATGAACAGGAAAACACGTAAAGATTTGCTGGTTACTGCTCTGGAAGGGGGCAGTATGTATTGGTATTTATTGCTGGATCTGGAAATGTATTTGGACTACCGGACACTTAATGAACCGACAGCAATCCGGATTTTTACAGCCATTGAAAAGGGAGAAGAAATCCCTGTTTTTGACAATGAAAACCCAGATGAACAGCTTGGAATTCTCAGTATGGAATCCATCAAAAGGGGAGAGAAAAC